TTTTAGTAGAGCTACTAGGCGTGGTGACTTTGTTACTGGTACGATTCAGTTTACTTATTTTAATATTAACACTAATAAATTTGAAACTGATTTTCCTTGTGATTTTAAGAATAAGTATCCAAATATACCCCATTCATTTACAATAAATAAAGCAGAAGACAAGTTGAAGTTGATAGCGTGGATTTTAAGCATAATTAATGGCTTTAATAACTTGAAGAAAGGTTTTGTAGATAACAATAAATTAAATAAGGAAGATATTGAGGAAATTAAGAAAATGTCAGAAGATATGTTACAAGGAGAAAATTTTGTTGCTCAGGTAGGAGGAAATAATTCCACCGGCAAAACTTGGTCTTCATGGTTGTTTGGTTCTCGTGGAGAGGATATTGACGAAGATGTTGTTTTGAATGGATCTCGTTATTATCGTAGACCAGAAAATTTTGATATTTATGAAAATAGTTATCCTACTAATACAGTGGATGAAGAAATTGAGTTAGGTGCTAGAAGTCTAGTGCCATTTGACGATGATGATTATGATGGAGAAATGGACAGAACTTGGGGTGATATATTTGCGTCAGGATTTTTTAAAACTAAGTATTTTTTACAAATTTTGAAATATTCAGCCAAATATTACATTAAGAAAGTTTTGTCGGACGTGGCTTTGACAAGGAAAATTTGTACAGTGATTTTAGGTATAATTATTTTTGGTTTGGAAATGCTGATGTTTTATATAATTAAAAGAGCATTATTTCCTAAATTAAAGAAACAATGGGCTCAACATCAAGAAAATATGGAAAATTATCGTAGAACAGGAAGTTTTGCGGGAGAGCCAGCGCTTAAGTTTGAGCCGCAAAGTTGGAGGAGTGATTTTAAGTTCCCCGATAGTAGTGTGGCTTCAAACACATTGTTTGTCCAAAAAGCCGTTAAGGAGATAGATTTGATTTTTGATGGTCACAGAGTTAAAGGATTTGGTGTAGTATCAGGACGACATATTTTGGTTCCGAAGCATTTTGTTGCCAGAAATAAAGGAGTGATCGTTATTTATCACGATAGAGATAAAAATCACATTTTAGTAGATAATGAAAATTTTGTATTGGAATGGGGTCTAGATTCTGATGACATTGCCATTTTGGCCTTGTCTAAATCTTTTCCTAGTCCTTTTCCAAATTTGAGTAAATTTTTTGAGAAGAGATATGAAGCAGGACTTAACTGCGTAGTTAACGCCTATGGAATTAAATATATAAATGAGAAAATGGAAAGATTGAATAGGGAGTACACTTATGTACACAAAGTTAATGAAAATACGTTTGTTAATAAGATTGGTCCAAAAGATTTTACTTATGACGTTCAGGGTATGGGATTATGTGGTTCCGTTGTGTTTAATGTTGCCGGAGGCGTATTAGGTATGCATGTTGCAGGTGACCCCACCGCGAATACGGGAGTTGCCATTAAGTGGTGCGATATAGTAAGACAGCAAATTAAAACCATATTGGAGAGCGATAAAAACTTATTGCCATGGTCTATTTCTGACAAGAAAATGTCGGATGCTAGTGTGGTTAAATTAGATAGGAAGATGTATGGATCAGTGCCAACTGCAACAAATTTTGGTCCGTCACCGTTGTATGGCATTTATCCTGTCACTCGAGAACCTGCCCAGTTGCAAGTTTTTGGTCGATGTACCGTTAAAGATATAGCCAAGAAATCTTTTACTCCGGTAGCTTATGTTCCCGAGGATGAGATAGAGTTTGGTAGATTAGTCGTTCGAAGCATTCTTAGCCCTTTTGATGTTATTACAGAGAAAGAAATAGTTAAAGGAAATGAATTGCTTGCTGGTTTAAACAAGAAATCTTCAAATGGTTTTGATTGTGATAAGAACAAAGAAACTTATGTTGATTTTGAGTTAGGTGAATTAACACCTCGTTGTAGGCAGGAGATTGAAGAAATAGAACAATCTATTCGTGACGGAGAACCCAAATGGGATTCTTTTGTTTGGGTAGAGTCTTTGAAGGATGAGTTGAGAAATGAAGAAAAGAAGGGTGTTCCTCGTAGTTTTAGAGTGGGCACTATTCATCAACAAATTTTAATGAAGAAATATTTTGGTGAGTTGGTCGCACATATTATATCAACTAGAGATTTTAATCAGATTATGGTGGGCATGAATCCTTTTCAAGAGTGGCCAGATATGTACGATAAATTAAAGAAAGCAATTGGCGTCTTTGCAGGAGATGTCCAAAATTGGGATGGAAATATGGTTAGTCAAGTGCAGAGAGCGGCTACAGATGAAATTGTCGGAATGTTTAAAGGTGATAAGGAAATGGTCAGATTTTTGTTAGAAACATTGGTTCATTCATTAGTAGCAATACAGGATGATTTTTATTTAACAACGCATTCTATGCCTTCGGGTAGCTTTTTGACAGCTATTTTTAACAGTATTGTAAATAAGTTTTATACTGCCATGTGGTTTCATAGAGAGTGCAGGAGAAATGGTATAACACCTACTGTTAAAAGTTTTTGGGAGATTGTCATCGATTATGTTTATGGTGATGATAAAGTCAATGGAGTTAATAAGTACCCCGAGTTTTTGAATGCGATTACATTAAGAGATTTTTTCCGAAGCGTGGGAATGAATTTAACTACAGCCAGTAAAGGAATAATAGTAGAGCCGTTTGAGCATTTAGACGATATTTCGTTTTTAAAAAGGACATTCAGATATCACAATATTTTGAACAAGATCGTTTGTCCATTAGACTTACGAACGTTGTGTTCAGGGTTATCCTTTGTGGATGCTTCCAAAGATTTAGAAGTGGTTATGGATGGAAAGGTTGGTTGCTTTCAGAGAGAAATTTATTTACATCCTGACAGGGA